CAGCTTTCTTCAGTTGAGGGTTTTTCTCCCTTGCTTCGCGGCTCTTCTTCGTTTCAGCAACGAATACAGTCCCAGTTGAAGTAGCGTTGAATACATTGCCCACTTCTAATCCACTTGGTAAGCGCATGGCGTTACCTTCAGAACGTTCCATTCCATTAGCTTTAATGAATGCTTCTGCTTCGGTAATGTTTTTGAATTTGTTCATTTTCTTTGTTTTTAGTTAGTTTTTGAACTTTGGATTCCGATAAGGTACACACCCCTTGCCGGGCAAGGTCACTAAGGGGGTAGTGTTATTGGGGTGGTTCGCGCTCTTTTTTATACACAAAATTTTTTTACAGAAAATTTTTTTCCTACAAAATCAAGTAGTTACATTTTTCACTAAAAAATAATCCCATTTTTATTTGGATTTTGAGGATTTATATATTATCTTTGCGTCTGTTACTTGAATTCGGGTTGCTACCTTGGATTAGTAACTTGGCTGGGTTAGTATAAATAGGCATTATGATACTTAAGTATCGAATGGGGGTTCGATTCCCTCACCCAGCCCAAAATTAGACTCGTCTATATGTAATCGTCGGATCAACTATAGACTCTCTAAGGGACAGTAAACCTACAAATAGTAGTGAGGAGCCCATCTTGATACAAGAGAATTTGCCCAGATAAAGCTAGGAAGAGATTGTGAATGCTCTGGGGTTACGGTAGGTGAAAACTAGACGACTTAGCTCAAGTTCAAGATAATGATATCAAAAAGTAAATCGAAGAGATTTCACTCAGGGCGAAGTATTTTCAAAATTAAAGGAAATGAAGAAAAAAGATAAGATTATTAGTGGTTCAACAATAACTAGGATTCTAGTTAAGGAATTAGTAGATCAGGATTATATTGATAATATAGATAAGGAGTATGAGGGTATGGGTTATAAAAGAGTAGATTACCTTGAAGTACCATCTGCTTTTCCTACTGATGGGAATGGTATGGCTACTATATTGAGAATAACTTACGATAAGATAAAAGATGAGAGTAACAGTAACTAAACCAAGCTTGTTTTATAACTATTTGTTATGGTTAGACCCTATGTTAAAGTTAACTAAGGTTGAGCGTAATGTACTAGCTAGTTTAATTACCTTACATAGTTTGAATAAGGATAAGGAAGATATACAAGGGATATTGATGCATGAAGATACACTGGATTCATTACGTACTAAGTTACGGTTGGGTAAACGTGTTTTTGATGATGCTATGTTAAAGTTAAGACAGAAGGGCTATATTACTGATGGTGGTGTAGCCCCTATGTTTATTTCCTACCCAAGAGATGGGAAGTATATCATAAATGTTGAATTTGAAGTTAAGTGAAGGTAACATTATATAAGTTCTATAGTTTAGAGGATTTTATTAATGCTCTCTCAATAATGGAGAGAGAGTTAGCTCACCAAGAGGATTTAATACCTGGTTTAAGGACTGAGTATGTTTCTATTGTTGGGGATGATAAGAATGCTTATTATATACAAGTAACGTTACAACATGAAACTGAAGATTGATGATTTTGTTGACCAGCTCTCAGAAGAGTTTGGGTTGTCTAAGATACAAGTTAGGGCTATAATAAGTGAGCCCTTTAAATTTATAACTAATATGGTTAGGGCTAAAGAACCTAAGTCAATTAGATTACATAACTTTGGGATACTATTCCCTAAAAAGAGTGCTAAATTTGATGAAGTTAACAGAGATAGTGGAAGCCTTGAGGAACAAGATAAATCCAACACAGGAGATAGCAGAGAAAGCCAAGATAAGATCAGAGATCTGTCAGAAGTGTGATATGCTTGAGGAGAATACAATGGTGTGTAAGGGCTGTCTTTGTTTTACACCATTAAAGGTTTACTCATCAACCCCAGATGGGTGTCCTAAATACAAGAATGGGGGATGGGAGGAATAATATGTTATATTTGATACCTTATTTTTCAGATGTATATAAGGAGAACGCAGATGGTTCTTCAAAACTTATAGCTAGAGATGTACTAAGACATCATCAGATTGATTTAGATTTGATAGATAATGTTACAGAGTATTTAAACTCTAAGGGTAAGGTAGTAAAGAATATGAGTGTTATCTCTCATAGAGACCTGGGTCAAATGATAGTCAATATGCCGTGTGATAAACTATGGGAATTACGTAAGAAACAAAATGGTTTTGAGATACGGGGCTTTAAAATAGAATTAAACGAAAAACAAAAAACAACAAATGGGAAAAGAAAAATTGGTAAACCTGGAAGGAACACAACTAAAGTCCGAAAGACCAACAGTAAGTGATGATATTGTGCGTAAGCATATAAAAGTAATAGGTAATAAAGTATTACTAAGAGTACTTAGAAAGAAGTATAGTGGTATTGTAATAGCTGATGAGAAGCGTATGGAATTTGAACCATACTTCCCAGTAATAGCTGTGGGTGCTTCTGTACTTAATATATTCCCTGGAGATTACGCTGGGTTAGAACCTGGTGGTAAGTGGGGTATTACAACATTATTTGGTGAGGAGTTTCTAATTGTAGATCCTTATCGTATAGATCATATAGTAACTGCTGAATATGCTAAAATGCATGCAGACTATCAGACAACTGAAGATAATGATATCTTTAGATTAGCTGAGGAAGCTAAGAAAGAATCAGCAAGTCTATTAGCTAAGAATGGTGAAGATGTTAAAACTAATGTAGCTATTATGGGGGACTGGTCCACTAAATCAAAACCTAACTAATGAGTATATTCCAATTAGAAAATAATGTTGTTAAGATATCTCCAGAAGTTATTTCGATTCCAGAATTTAAAGAAATCTGGGATAGAGATAAGTCTAAGGAAAAGGGTAAGGCCTACAAAGAGATTGCTTATGTATATTTCATGGCCGATTATAAGTCTCCGTATACAGCATACCCACCAGGAGAACGAGAAGACAAAATAAAATCTGATTTCATACGTGATGAATCTTGGGTAAGGGATGATAAAGTTAATGCAGCTATTAAGAAGTATGAGGAACTACAACAGACTCCAACACTACGACTGTTAATGTCAGCTAAGTTTGCTGCGGAGAAACTATCAGAATTCTTTCGTACCCAAGATCCTGAGCACCGCAACTACACATCTAACTTAGAGAAGCTAGGTAAAATTATAGAGTCACTAGATAAGTTAGAGGAGAGAGTTAAGAAGGAAGAAACAAATCAAAACAGAGTACGTGGTGGCGGTAATGTACTCGCAAGAGAAAGATAATGAATAAACCAACAGATAGAGATGAGGTGCAAGTAATTCTTGACCTCTACCGTAAAGGTACTATTACAATTAATCAAGCCCTTAACTTGTTAGGCTACGAAGGCCCAGCTAAACAAGATAATTTTCAGGGAGTCGAGTGGCCTACAATTAAAGTAGAAAAACCTGAACCAAAAGGGTTATTCAGAATAGATAAATTAGGAAATGGCGGTTGTTGATAAGTTGCTTAATAAAGCAAATAAGAATAAAGAGTCTGGGGCTCTAGGAGAGTTTATCTCCATGTTATTTAGTACTAGAGATGCTGCACATGCAGCACATTTAAAGACTACTAGTTTTGCTGAGCATAAGGCTCTAGATGATTATTATAGTGGTATAGTAGATCTTGTAGACGCTTTAGCGGAATCAGCTCAAGGTAAGTATGGGTTACTAAATATTCCAATGCCTACGTGTGATTGTTATGGTGGAGATTGTGTTACTATGTTTAATGAGTTTGTTACTAAGGTACAAACTATTAGAAGATCATTACCACAAGATTCTTATATACAAAATCAAATCGATGAAGTTGAAGCATTAATGTATTCAACAATTTACAAATTAAAATACTTAAAATAATGAGCTTTTTATTCTCAGTATTAGCTTGGGTTGTATCAGTAATTACATACTTTAAGGTATTAAAATTATACGAAATTCATAAAGGACACCCAGATTTATAGTAATGAAGATAACAGAATTTGCGAAACTAGTAACACAGAATGAGGGTTTGAAAGAGCAAGTAAATATTGCTCAGACTATGGAGATACTAAAGATAGTTAATAGGCTATTGCTTGGTATCCCTTATAAAATAATTAAATTATTGTAATGAATAAAGTAGATACGAGTTTAAAGTTTGTTAACACACAATTGTTTTGTGAAGCTGCTACGCACTTCATGAAGTTTAACTGTTATACGTTTGCTCCTCCAGGTACTTATGAATATCAGGAATATTGGGATGAGCAAGATCGTAGATGTAAAGAAGGTTATACAGTTGCTGGTGTTAGAGTTACTGGTGAACATTACGCGTATCTAAATTTTGGTAGGATAAAGGTTACAGTAGGCGAGGGTAAAAGACAACGAAAGTATGAGTCTTTCCCTCGCTTTCTTGATATGGATTACTACTACTATCATGAGCTAGAGAAAGCTAAGAATAGTAGGGAAGGTATGATTGTAGCTAAGTCCAGACGTAAAGGGTTCTCGTATAAAGGAGCCTTTAACTTAGTTTATGAATATAACTGGTATAGAGATAGCTTTAGTATCATATCTGCGTTTATGAGTGATTACTCCCAAAGTACTATGAACATGGCTTTGGATATGATTAACTTCTTAAATAAGCATACAGATTGGGCTAAGCGTAAACTTATAGATACCAGAGTACATATTAAAGCTGGATTTAAAGAAAAGAATGAGAAGGGTATTGAGGTAGAGCATGGGTACAAATCAGAGATTATGACCATGAGCTTTAAAGATAACCCATTTAAATCCATTGGTAAATCATCTTCTGTCATGTTATTTGAGGAAGCTGGTAAGTGGCCTGGTTTAATTGAGGCTTATATGCTTTCTAAACCTTTGTTCTCTGATGGTGATGTCATGATTGGTATACCAATTATATACGGTACTGGTGGTGATATGGAAGGTGGTACACAAGACTTTGCTTCTATGTTTTATAGTCCTGAGGCTTATGGTTTAAGATCCTATGAGAATATATGGGATGAAAATGCTGTAGGTGAGTGTGGTTGGTTTGTAGATGATGCTTGGTATAAGTTACCTCACGTAGATGATGATGGTAACTCTGATAGGGTTAAGGCTTTATCTGAGCTTGATTTACAGCGTGATTTGGTTAGGAAGTCTGGTAACAAGCGTGCATATCAAACGTTCATTACACAGCATCCTAGGACCCCACAAGAGGCATTCTTAAGAACAACAGGTAATATATTCCCTGTAGCAGATCTTATGGAGAGATTATCTTTCCTTGAGACACACCCTGATATACAAGATGCTGACTATGTTGTAGATCTATTATCTGACACTGACGGTACTGTTAAGTGGAAGATTAATCAAGACCTATTCCCAATTAAACAATTCCCGTATAAACAGTCTAATGAGGATTTAACTGGAGCTGTAGTTCTTTTTGAGTTACCTAAAGAGGCTGCAGATGGTCAAGTAATGTACGGTAGGTATATTGCTGGTATTGACCCATACCAACAAGATCAGGCTGAGAACTCTAGTTCACTGGGTTCTATATTTATATTTGATACCCTAACCCAACGGATAGTTGCGGAGTATACAGGACGTCCTTCAACTGCCCGTGACTTCTACGAGATATGTAGGAAGTTAATAATGCTCTATAATGCTAAGGCATTGTATGAGAATCAGATAGTTGGATTATTTGACTACTTCCAATTCCAAGGTTGTGTACATTTGTTAGCTGATAAGCCTAAATTTGTAGATGATATCATTAAGAGTAGTACTGTTTCTAGGAAGAAGGGGATGCATATGGCGCCACAGTTGAAGGAGTACGGGGAAGAGTTAATAAAGATGTGGTTAATTGGTCCTTCTACTGAAGAGGGAATATCTAATCTATACACTATCAGGAGTATACCTCTGCTAAAAGAGCTTATACATTATGATCCAGACCCTAAAAAGAACTTCGATAGGGTTATGTCATTAATGATGTGCCTGTATTATGCTGCAGATAAAAAGAAAATTAAAGCATTACTAGAGGAAACTGAAGATGAGGGTTATGATGCCTTCTTTAGACATGACTTTTTTAACAAGAAAAGTGGTGATAATCAGAATATAAGGTACACTCCTAAACCAAGAGGACCCTTTTTCGACTATAGTGCTATATAGTGTGTGTAACTTTCGCAAATTTTACGCAAAACAACTAATTAATGTAATAATTTTGTAGATTATCCTAAATTTATGGAAGATAACAACGAATTCTTATCAAGAGGTTGGCCCCGACAAAAGCTACCACGAGCTAGAAAAGATAAAGCTTGGGGACAGTTGTGTGTTAATAGTGTCATAAGACACTGTAGAAACATCCAAGACCGAAGAAGAAGCCCAGTACAACAAAAGAGAAGAAATTATAATCTGCTGAATAATAAGATTAACCGTGCAGATTTTGAATATACATTAAATCCATTTAACTTAAGTAAAGAAAGATTAAATGAATTCCAATTACCTGCCTCACTACAACCATATGATGTTATTTCACCAACATTTATGCTATTATTTGGGGAAGAAGCTAAAAGGAGATTTAATCCAATAGTTAGAGGTATTAATGAGGGAGTATTACACTCCAAACAAAAGCAAAAGCAGGAGATGATTATCCAATTATTGGATCAAACATTGAAAGCTAAGTTGGGTTTAGACCCTGAAAGTGAAGAACCATCAGATGAGATGGTTATGAAGTACCTTAATTACTCTCCTAAAGATATGAGAGAGAGTGTTATGGAGAAACTACTCACTTATTATAGAAAGAAATTAAACTTACAAGATATTTTCCAGACAGGTTGGAAGGATGCTCTAGTAGCTGGTGAGGAAATTTACAGAGTAGATATGGTAGGAGATGGTCCTAGAGTTACTAGGGTTAATCCTTTACATACATCTTTTGTATTACCTCCTAATACAGATCAATTAGACTATGCTGATATGATACATGAGGTTGAATACCTCACGTTAGCTCAGATTATAGATAATTTTTATGAGTACCTTTCTCCTAAACAGATTGATTACATGGAGAAACACTTCCCAGAGTATACAATGAATCCGTACGCTATGACTACGGCATTTGCTATACCTGAGGTTGAGTCTATCTTCCAGTTAACTTCTAGAGAAAACATGAAAGGTATTCCTGTTCATCGTGTTCGTTGGAAGTCTTTTAGAGAAATGGGTTTCTGGAATTATATTAACCCTGAAACTGGTGAACTTGTAAGAGATTTAGTTGATGAGGATTTCGTTATAGATGAAACAGATCCTACACAAACATTAGAGAAATTCTGGATAACAGAATATTGGGAAGGTACTAGACTTGGTGATGAGACTAAAGGTATTTACTTGAATGTAAGACCTTGCGCGATACAGTATAGAACATTAGAGAACCCTACTGCTTGTAGAAGTGGTTATGTTGGTACTATCTATAATGCATTAAATTCACAGTCAGTGTCTTTAATGGATAGGGTAGTTCCTTGGGTTTATCTATACATGATTATATGGTATAACACAGAGTTACTTATAGCTACTAACCCAGGTAAAATAGCTACTATTGATACAACCCTTATACCTCCAGGCTGGGAACCAGAGAAATGGTTCTACTATATTAAGCAGATGAAGGTAGCTTTCGTTAATACTTATAACGAAGGTAAGAAGGCTGAAAGATATGGTGATGTAAATATGTCTACACAAACTAAGTCCCTAGATATGGAGCTTGGTAATAGTATACAGTATAATTTACAATTACTTGATTATATAGAACAGAAGATAGAAACTACATCTGGTGTAACTAGACAACGTAAGGGTGCTATATCAGCATCAGAACTTGTTGGTAACACTGAGAGAGCAGTAGTACAATCTTCACACATTACTGAAGAATGGTTCAGAGTACATAACTTTACTAAAGTACGTGTATGTGAAGCATTACTTGAAGTAGCTAAGTTAGCTTTACAAGATGGTAATAACAAGGTAATGCAGTACATTACTGATGATTTAGCTGATGTTCTATTCAAGATAGATGGTGATGCTCTAAATATAGATCATGCTGTATTTGTTACAGATATGGCTTCTGATTATGAGGCATTACAAGCATTTAAAGATAACTTAAGATTTGCTCTGCAGTCTGATAAGATTGATTTCTCACAAATTGTTGATGTTTATAATAGTGAGTCTATTGCTGACTTAAAAGCTAAGACTAAGCAAATAGAACAAGAGAGACAACAGAGAGAACAAGAACAGTTACAGATGCAGCAACAAATGCAGCAAGAAGCTTTAGCTAAACAAGAACAAATGGAAATGATGAAGCTTGAGATGCAGAAGTATATTGCTGATAGTAATAATGATACTAAGATAGCTGTAGCTCAAATACAGTCTTATATAGGACAGGAAGACATGGATCAAGATGATAATGGTATACCAGATCCTATGCAGATTGGTGAGCTTGCTTTGAAACAACAAGAGGCAGCTTCTAAAGATATGAACGAGCGTATGAAGTTACGTCTTGAGAAAGAAATAAAGAATAGAGAAATAGCTTTAAAGGATCGTGAGATAGCTGCTAAAGAAAGAGAAGTTAAATCTAAGGAGAATTTAGAGAAAGAGAAATTAAAAGTAGAACGTGAGAATATGAAGAATGATCTTCAGATAGCACGTATACAAGCAAAAAATAGACCTAAACCAAGTAGTAAAAAATAATGGGAGCAACTGTAAATAATAGTTCTGGATTCAGTGTTATAGGAAAGCCAGAAGAAATTAAACGTATATCTAGAAGGATACGTCCTTTTAGACATGCTTATATAAAACTAATAAAACCAGCTAGTACATTAACTTGGGAATATGTTAACAATATTAATGAGTTTGGGGATACTTTTATAACTCAAGTTTCAGATGGTACTGGTAGTTATGGTATTACTTTTGATGTTGGTTTTTTTAAGAACCCAACAAATGTTATACAAGATGTTAGTATTATACATAGTACTACTAGTAATATAGTTATTACAGCCTCTTTTACAAATGATACAAAAAGTAATTTAAATATCAATGTTTTTGATATAACACTTTCTTCTACTACAGATGTTTTAGGTGAAATATTAGTTGTTATAAGAGAATTTTATGAGTAAGATATTTAATGAAAATAAACTACGACCATATTATATGTTTGTAGCATACTTTGAACAGTTTGATGCAATTGAGCCTGTTTTTATTAAACTTATCTATAATGACTTTAAGGCAGCTCCAGAATTTTCTTCTATATATAATGGTCCTGGTAAATATGAGATCAATATAGATAATAATGTAGCTATGGGGATAAACCAATATAGTAAAGCAACAGTTGTAGCTAAAATAGGATATGCAGGTGCGGTAGAAAATAAGTTAGAATCTTATTTAGATACTTCTCATTATAAAATAGATTTAACTAACTACTATTTACCATTTGCTTCAAGAGAAAATATAAATGGTAACTTTTATTTGATATATACAAAACTTAAACAATAAAATGAATTCAACAAAACTTTATCTTTACAATGATGGTTACATTCTTGTAACTATCTCTGGTAATTTTTACATTACCAACAACTTTATCAAATCTACGGATGTGTCTGTAGAAGGTCTTGAAGAGACTGTATTTGATATTGGTATTCAAGCTATTATTGATAACGCTTTCAACTCAATGGTTGAAAATGTTAGCCTTGATTTCGCTAGAGGACTAGCTCTTCTTGTTAATGAAAAAGTAGAAGACTTTGATTAATTTATTATGAGTAGTAGGGTCGAAGTACTAGGTTTATTAGTTGGTGATATGAAGAACTCTCATTGGATTGAGAGTGCTTATACTATTATTAATACCTCGTTTTTAGGAACGTATGAATCTTTAGATGATTTTCTATGGGAAACCTCAATAGAGGCTACCAATCTTCTTCTTCCTTCCCTAGATTTCGGCCCTGCGACTCAATATTCTGAACATCAAATAAATACCTTAAAAAGGTTAATAGTTAATAAAATAACTTTAAAAGCTCAATATTGTTTATCTGAGCTTAGTATGAATTATGGCAGATAATATACGTAAAATAAATGCGGGTAAGACCGCAACTTATGGTAAGATCTATTATGATTTAAATGGTCAATCTTATATAGGATTAGCTAATGGTAGATTACGTTTAGAATCTACAGGTAATGGTAGTGAACTAATTGATAATACTCAAGACTCAGATCTTGGTAATTATAATAAACAATTGTTCTATTCTACTACTGGTGACATAACTATGATAGCTTACTATACTGGTGGTAAATATTCACATTCAGCATACTTTACATATGATGCTAATTCTAATATATCTGAGATAGACTATAAAGGTAAGATTACCTATAAAAAAACTTTTCAGTATAATTCATCTGGAGATTTAATTAAAATAAATATTTTAAAATGAGTAAGTCAAATACAACAGAAAACGATATATTAAAAGCTATGCTCCAAGGTACAGATCCTTCATGGAGAGCTGGTGCTACAATATATCTTGCTTTATATACTGCTGATCCTGGAGAAGCAGGTACAGCTATTACAAATGAGTGTGCCTATGGTTCTTATGCTAGGGTAGCTATAACCAAATCATCTGGATGGACTGATTCAGGTTCTACATTTACAAATGCAGGATTGCTACAATTCCCAGAATGTACTTCTGGTACTGAAACAATTACTCACGTAGGTTTAGTAACTACAGCATCAGGAGCAGGTCAATTAGTAATAAGTGGAGCATTAACAGCATCAAGAAGCGTATCTAGCGGTATTCAACCACAATTTGCTATTGCTGCATTATCAATTACAGAAGACTAATGTATAAATGTTCAAAGTGTAATTTAGAAATTATAGTATTACCAAATGGTGAGAAGATAAGAGCATGTGATTGTAATGCTACAATTATAATGGAGATGTCTTCTAAACTGAATGGTGGTACAAAACTTGTACAAAAGTAATGGGATTCAAATCAATAGGTGAGTTAATAGATTCAGAACTTAGTGGTAAAAAAAGAGAATATATCTGGAGAAAAGTACCTTCACAGGTTACTAATACAGGTATATGGTTTGACTTATCTATGAGTCCTGGAATGCCTACTCCTAAATATTGGTTTGATGCAGCTCCATTAGAAGCTAAAGCTATTACACAATCTACTGATGGTGGATTTTATCATGGTCCTAATGTATCTCCTTCTGAAAAGTTTTTAACTAAACTTACAGTTCAAAGCAGTGCATCAGGTACTACACAAGTAGCACCAATGAATGCCATACTTTTGGACTATTTATTGTATTACCCAAGTATAGATGATGGTACTACTGATCCTCAAGTTATGGATAATACAGTAACATTACCAAGATATACAGATGGTAAAGGTGTACAAATGATGGCTATAACTACTGGTGCTAGAACAGGAGGTCAACAATTTACTGTAAATTATACTAATCAAGATGGTATAGCTGGTAGAGTTACTCCTGTAATTACACAAAATACTTTCAATGTTATTGGTACAGTAACTTCTCATAATAATACTACAGCTAATTCACCAGGACCATTCTTACCATTACAAGATGGTGATAGTGGTGTTAGATCAATAGAATCTGTAACTATGTTAGGATCAGATGTAGGATTGTTTACTATAATACTTGTAAAACCAATTGTACAAATCTGTTTTAGAAACTCATTAACAACTACTGCTGGTGTAGTAGCAGTACCAACTGAAAAAGATTTATTATTACATCAAACAAATATAACAAGAATTTACGACGATGCCTTTTTAAATTTCATTGTGTTACCACAAGGAAGTTTAGCTTCAAATGTATTACAAGGTAGTCTAAAACTAATATGGAATTAAGATATGGCTGGATTTTCATCTAACGATCAAATTATAAATGCTTTAAGTAACGGTCAAAAATTTGACTTATCTTGGGGTAAAAACTTTAATCCTACTACTGCCGCTGTAGCTAACGAGTGGCATACATTATTCAGAGGTGGTGGTAATCCTCCCGCTGATGCTATATTTAATGCTGGAACTAATTTAACGTTCCAGGCTGTAAAAGATAATACTACTAATGCTGGAGCTATGCAGCATGGTGGTAATGTTCAGCCTAGTTATTATAAATATTTATTAAATGCTCATGCAGTAACAGCAGCAGCTACAGTTGTACCATGTACAATGGCTTTAGTTGATGTGATAGGTTTTTATAGGGTAACATCTGTAACAACTACTACTGCACAAGCTACTACTAATACTTTAGGACAATCTGATACATTCACAGCTAACGATACTACTGATATTTGTACGTGGAGTTCCACAGCAAATATTCCTAGTAATATACTTACAGGAACTAGAGTTAGATTAACTACTACTACTACATTACCTGGAGGATTAGCTACTGCTACTGATTATTATGTAATCAAAGTTTCAGATACTACTTTTAAATTAGCTACTACTTTCGCTAATGCCGTAGCTAATACAGCTATTGATATCACAACAACTGGTACAGGTACACATACTGTAACTTGGTTATTACCACGTTATACAAATGGTGCTGGGGTACAAGCAATTATATTTGCTAATAATGCTACCCCATTGGGAGCAGCTACACCTAACTTATCGTTAGGTTATACTAACTCTTCACAAACAACATCAAGAGCTACACCAACTACTTTACCAGTAGGTAAAACAGCAGCTTCTAATTCACTTATAGTTTATACAGGAGCTACAGGTGCAGGTAAGTATAATTATACTATGCCCTTACAAGCTGGTGATGCTGGTATAGCTGAAGTCAATACTATTCAAAATGCTACATCTTATGTATCTGGTGAATACACAGTAGCTTTAATTAAAGAGATAACAAGATTACCACTGAGTACATTAGGTTTAGCTTCTGAAAGAAACTTATTATTTGAGTTCCCAAGCTTACCTAGAATTTATGATGGGGCTGCTTTATATTGGTTAGTTGGTAGTGGCGTAGCTACACCTGCTAATAGTGCATTTTCAGGATTATTAACCTTTGTTTGGAACTAATGTTAATAGGAAATTATAATTCTCAAGAGTCCAATATTTGTGGACATTTTCATAGTGGCTTAACCAATCCTTATAACTGGTTGAATCCTATGACTATGCGTAACTATTGGCGGAGGGAATATAGTTTATCTGAGCAGGAAAAAAGAGATAGT